CAGTCAAACCCTTTCTTGGAGAATCATAAGCACTTGTTCTATTAGCAGGATTAGTTCTGCTTAACATCTTTTTGAGGAAGGGCTTTCTCTTTGCAGTCATCTTGGTTTTTCTTGCTGCACTATATGCCTTTGGAGTTTCACCATAAGAACCTTCTGCTTCATCAAGTTGATCAAAATCTTCAATGATAGTATCAATCCACTGCTCACTCATATTCACCATAATTGCTTCTGCAGATTCAACTGAATTAGCATATCCTTCATCAAGAAGATGGGAGAGAACTACATCATAAACATCTACTTCTTCCTTTCTAACAATTTCCTTAGACACTTTTGCCTTCATTCTAGGCATTGTGACTGCTTGAGGTTCTCCAGGACCTTCAATTGTTCTAGTAACAGCAGAAGCAATACGACTTCCTTGCTTTCTAGCAAGTTCTCCAGTCATTCTCTTACCATAAGGCTTTTCACGATCCATTCTTTGCGAAACAGTTTCAACACTTCCATCTCTTCTCTTACTTGTTGAAGATGGGGTTGCTCTCAGTTTCCAATCACTCTTAAACTTATCTTCTGGACCATAACCTTTTTGTCCAGAAGCGCCTGCAACGTGCTTTTGACGAGCAGCAGCAGCATCTGCTCTTACATCTGCTTGAGATGGACCTGCTTTATAAGGTTTTACTCCTTCTGCCCTTGCCTCTTCGATATATGCTTCATACATTTCTTCCCAGGTATAATCACTCAGATCATATCCTTCTTCTATAAGTGCATTTACCCACTCTTCTACTTCTTCCCAAACTTGTTCTTCAGTTAGTTCTAGTCTGGGTTGATAAACGGCAGAATATGCCTCCATCAGACCGTATGCATCGTTTCCAGTGATTCTAGACATTTTTTTTACGAATACTTTCTAGTTATTTATAAAAACAAATTATCGAACAGGTATTAAGTCAAATAACTCCGGATGAATGCTTCCATACTTTCTAAGTATTTCCCCTGCCTTTGAATTTGCTTCGTTTTCACTGGCACTTCCTGCATTTCCATTTAATTTTTTACCTTCACTTTGCTGCTTATGATGAATATATTCATGAGCAACAGTTCTCAAAATATCTATTGGATGACGATTGACAATACTAATAACAATCTTATCTGGATACATCAATCCAAATGTTTTATTTTTTTTACAAAAATCTACGTCATCCACAAGAATAATTGGAATATCATAATCGAATCTAATTTCTTTTTTTAGAAATACCAAAAATTTATTGAGAATTGATTCGAATTGAAATCTTGTAGTTGGTCTTCCTCTTCTTTTTCCAATTAAAGACATTTTTGCTTTTATTTATTCTACTCCAAGAGCAGATTCAATGTTCTCGTCAAGTTGTTGAATTACTTTGCGAATATCAGAGACGCGAGGAGGAACACTAAACTCATCATAGGTATATCCTTTTTGAGCATCAAACAAAACTTGGCGAACTGCCGCTGCTGTACGAGCATCCATTTTAATTGTTACTTGCGTTTCTTTAGTCACAGGTCTCCCTCCTTACGATTTTCAGAACGCTCAATGCTAAATGCACCCTCAGGATAACGAGCACTCAGTTTCTCAAAGTTCATTTGGATTACTTCTTCAAGAGAAATATCAAGTCCAAGACATGCCTGGGAAACATACCACATAATATCCCCAAGTTCTCGCTTTAGATGAAATAGATTTTCTTCATTTACTGGTTTGCCTTGAAAAACAATCTTTTTCACGATTTCAGTAAATTCACCTGCTTCAGCAGACATTCCTACAGCAGCAGTGAGCAATCGTTCTGTAGGAAATCCTTGAATCTCAAGGTCATTAAGTCGATCAGCAAATTCAGAGAAATTTTTACTGGGCTTTGAAGTAGTTGTATTGACAAACTCAACATACTTATTAAGATCAATAGTCATTAGAATTTAAATCCCTCAAATGTTTTTTTAGGTTTCTTTTCTTCATAATCATACTCTTCTTCTTTTCCGGAGTCAAGTATATCTTGTTGTGCAGACTGTTCGCAATCATAAAGACGCATTTTAGCACGATCAATACCAACTACAAAACGCTTGTGAATAGTAGGATCATTATATCTATTTTTAAGTTGCTTCACCATTATTTGCCCAAGACCTTCAAGTTCTTCTGTAGAAATCAGAGCAAACATAAGGTCAGCAGTAGCAGGAAGACCAAAAGACTCTGAAGTATCTGTCAATTCTACATCAGAGCTACTATTATGTGTGAGAATAGCATTCGCATAGAACAAGTGATTTCCAGACACTTCAATATCTATAAGTTCTCTTTCATCAAGTTCTTCAATTTTTAGAATTTTTTTCAGCATCATAGAGTTCTTACCTATTCACATTATAACAAAACCACCCACCAAAAGCAAGGTGGGTGGTTGAGAAAGATTTTATGATTTTATCAACCAATAATACTATCTCTCCACTCTTCACTCATATTCACCATAATAGCCTCTGCTGCTTCTGGTGTTTCAGCATATCCTTCATCAAGTAAATGAGAGAGAATGATATCGTAAATATCTACTTCTACTTCTTCTTTTCTAATCCTTTTAAACTTACCAGTATCCACTACATAAGAATAGTTAGTGTTATCACTATTTCTTTCAGTTTTACTCATTCTATGTCCCCCACCATCTAATCTTTTTCTATATTTTCTTTTCCACTCTTTACCATAAAAACTTGGACTATGACTTTGTTGCCTTAATGGGGTGTTTTCGTCCTCTATTCCTTCATTCATAACAACTTCTAAATATGCTTCTTGAAGACTACGAAACTCTTGTGCGTCCATCTTTTTTTTACACTATAAGGTTATTTATAATCTACCTTTCCTCCAACCACTTTCCAAGAACATTTCCAACTCATCTTGTTTTACAAACTTTCTTTCATTCAACTCTGGATTATAAATCCAAGTTCTACCAACAGAAGATTTAGCAATATTTTTTCTGTGCTCCTCCGTAAGTTTTTGCCCTCTTTTACTTTCTGCGATTTTGTTTTTAGTTTCTTGTGAATGATTTGTATTGAACTTTTTATAAACACCAAGAGAGTATCTATGCTTTTTAGTTTTTCTCATTTTTTCTTTTGATTGTGTAGAAAAACTTATTCCATAGTTCCACGCTCTACCATTTCTAATATTCTCTTCTATTAGTTTTTGATTTGCTCCGTGATAATGTTTCTCATAATTACAAGTTTCATATTTCATATTATATCCACACCCATCTCTATAATGAGATTTATATTTACGAATATAATAATCTTCTTTTATTCTTGCTTCACTTTCATCAACTTCTTCTATCACTTCAATAGTAAAGTTTCTTTTACCATATTCAATAATAGCATCAGACAGGAGTTTATTTCCTTCGTGCCTCCCAAGAGTGATATGTTCTTGTAATCTTCTATCCAATTCATTTTTAGTTAATCCAACATAATACATAAGTGGATTGACTGTCGTGTTTGTAATTAGATAAATCTTTACTTTCATATCAGTAAGTTATACTACTATTATTTATAAGAAGTATAACTTACACATACTATTCTTTTATATAAAGACACATACCTTCTTTCAAACCCCCTTTGATATTCACTTCACCATTTTGAGTTGGGAACAAGTGTTCTTCACTACAAATGATTTCTTTACCATCCTCCAAAGTAATCTTATAAGATTTCTTTTTAGATTTTGGAAAGACATTTAGAACTTTATTATATCCAGTATTAGAAAGCACCAAATCTCCAACTTGAATATTTGAAAGTTCTTTCATACCTTGCGGTGTTTGAACTTGTGTTTTCAAGTCCAAGCAATACCCTGAACGAGTTGTCTGTGTAGCACTTACTATAGGAACACTAAACTCCACAGCAAGTCCCCTAAGTTCTTCAGCAATTGCTTTAACGAATGTATATGAATTGATATTGCTTCCTTTATACCTACTTGATGCGCAGATGTTCAAATAATCAATAAAGATAATATCGGGTTTAAATGCTTTCTTTAGAGCAAGTTCGTTAAGAAGTGACTTAAAATGTCCTGCGTGCGCTGAAGCAGTTGGATATTCTTTAATAATGAGAGTTCCCTGAGTTTTCTTTGAAAGGTTAGTTACTTTACTTTCAAACATCTGTTTAGGAAGTTCTACAAGTTGTTGGATGGGAACATTCAAAAGGTTTGCATCAATTCTTTCAGCAATGCGTTCTTCTGCCATTTCCAACGTAATGTACAGAACGTTCCGTCCTTGGAGCAAGACGGAGCTAGCCACATGGCACATGAATAGAGATTTCCCGACACCCGTACCAGCAAGAGCGATGTTAAGAGTTTTGTTAGGGAGACCGCCTTTGGTAATTTTGTTAAAGTATTCGAGATCAAATTCAATTTTATCCTCCTTTTTATGATAAGATTCGTATCGTTGTTCATAATCTTGTAGATAATCATGCCCAACATGATTATCAAAACTTACAGCAAGAGCATCAGAAAGAATAGAAGGAATACTATCACGATTTTTCTTTTCATCCTTGCCATCAGCAATATGAATAGACTCCATCAATGCCAGATAAATGGCACGATCACGACACCATTTTTCAGTTGTTGCAATCAACCAATTTATTTCAACTGGAACATCTTCCAAACAAGAAATCAACTGAAGAAGTTCTTTAAAAGAAGTATCATTAATGTCTTTACGTTTTTCTACTTCAATACAAAGAACTTCTTTAGTTGCGGGTTGATTATATTTTTGAACAAAAGAAAGTATCTCTTCAAAAATAATTTTTTGATTTTGGTCTTCAAAATATTCAGATTTTAGGAATGGCACTACTTTCCTAATATATTGTTCATTGTGCAATAGGTTTCTAAGAATTAGAAACTCAACTTTCTCCATAACTAAATTCCTTACGTGCGATTTGATCCAATTGTTGCATTACTTCTTCAGTGAAATATACTTCGGGATCTTTTAAAATCTGTTTAGCATAAATCTTTTTCCCATCCATTTCATAGCGTCCTGCTACGTTCTTCCAAAGTCCGCCAATCTCACCGAGTTCAAGAAGACCATAATATCGATCAAGACCACGCTCATCATAAAACAAACGAATCTCGACATCCTTATTTTCTTTACTCAAACGCGATTTAGCAGTCTTAGCCTTGATAATATTTCCGACCACTTCCGTTCCATCCTTTTCTTTCTTTTTGCTGAGATAAATGATCGTACTTGCTGCGTATTTGAGTCCAGAACCTCCTCCCATTTCTTTCGTTGGTACATAAGCTCCGATGACATCGTATGTATGATTTGTGACAAGGAGTGGAACATTTGCCTGACCTAATTTGAGTGTGAGCATTCTAAAAGCACCCTTAATAAGTTGAGATTTAGTCATATCTCTAACTTCTTTTTCGTTGAGAGCATCTGTAATCTCTTTACTCGTAGAAAGCATACCAAGAGAGTCTAGCACAAATATGCAAGGATTGCGCTCACTCTCCGGTTTCTTCATGTACATATCTACTGCTTTAAGTGCCTTAGTTCGAAATTCTTCTACCGTGACAACATTAACAACTACTAAACGTGAAGTATCAACTCCACGACTTTCTAAAAGAGATTTGGTAATAGCAGCCTCAGTATCAAAATAGAGACAATACCCATCGGGATTGGTATCAAGAAAATTCTTAACAACAGCGAGACTGAAGAAAGTTTTTCCAGTAGAAGACTCTCCAGCAATAGCAGTAATCTTATTCCCAGATACACCGCCAAATATACTACCCGAAACCAATGCATTAAAAATATACGAACCCGTGTCAACATAAGTCTCAGTCTCATCAATATCTGACGCCAACTTGGTATAGTCGTCGCCAATCTCTTTTACAATATCCTTAAGAAAATCCATTATTTTTTTCCCTTTGTTAAACAGTTTATTTTATAAGACCACAATTTGGCATAAAGTTGAGGATTGCAATCTTTTATTCTTTCAATAATAATTTTTAATTCAGTTTCATTTATAGGCAATTCCATTAAGAAAAAAATGAATCTAGGTTTGCTGTTTTTTCTACTTTCCACCCAATTGCATCAAGAATAATCTTGAGTGGTTCCAAAAATGCTTTCTCAAATTGTAGTTCATAATCAATATATTTGTCAAGATTAAGTTCCTTCGGAAAGTCTTGAATGAATGAAATTACATTTTCATGAATAATATTCGGTTTTTTTAGAAAAATGTATTTAATTTTTTCTCCATTTTGAATGAGAGAATATTTGCCATTAAGTTTATTTTGTTTTATATAATGATTAAACAGAAGTGCTCCTCTTACGTGAATAGGTGTTCCCTTAGAATAAATTGTAGACGACGAATAATACTTCTGAACATCCGATGCAGAACGTGGAAATGCAATTTGTTCTGGAGAAAGACTTTTAAACTGTTTCCTACACTTATCAATAAAATTGATTACCTCATCTTCAGTTCCACTCATCATTAGATTAAAAGATTCTTTCAACATCTTTCGACAAGGTGCTGGAGTAGAAGACTTGATTGCCTCAATACCCTTAATCTTCAGTTTAGGTTCTTCATAACGAACACCTTCACTATCCCACACACTTAGAATATATCGCTTCTTCGCAGTCCAAATACCACGTTCAGCAATACACTCACGCTTCATGATCATTTTCTGTTCATAAGCATTTACGTATTCCGCCAGTTCTTTGTAAGAATTTTCAATATACTTTTCAAATTCCACCTGACAGACCTTATCAAGGAAAGAAACAATGCCCTGAGTAGTTTTCTCTCTTCCTTCGAATATATTTTCAACCAAAGGACCCATATTAATATACAAAGAGTCAGTATCAGAAGCAATAACATAATCTACATCTTCGGTTTTCAGAACCTTATTTAGATAAGAATTAACCTTGTTCATAATCCATTGAATAGAAACCTGCCCGGACAATGTAATAGCTTCCGCATTTGCAAGTTTATAATATCGAAAATACTGATTGCCAATAGCACCATAAGCAGAGTTTAATTGAATCTTACGTGCCATCTGGATATTATTGCAGCGAGAGATTTCTTTAATTAATTCCTTATCCTTGGTTTTTTCATATTCTTGCTCTGCTACAAGCATTTTCTTTTTAAAGATTACACGTTCATTATAAATCTTCTCCATCAACTCAGGAAGAAATCCACGAACATCCTTACGGAACATAGCACCATTTGCGCATACCGCATAATCCTTATACATTTCAAAACTGAGACTTTGATTCAAAATCTTATCTACAGAAACTGTAGGATGCTTTTCTTCCAGAAGAGTTTCTGGTGAGATGTTATACATCATAATTAGGTGTGGATACAGGGAGT